CGTCAAAAAGGTTCCGGCTCGAAGACCAGACGCCGGTGATTGTGCTGCCGAGGTAAGAGAACGTGATGCCGGCTTGCTCCAAGATGGCGCCCTGATCGAGCGCCAGCTGCACGGGATCGAAGTCGCGTACTGCGGCCATACTTAATCGCCAACTGTCACAACGCGCGAGGCCGGCGAGAAGGCGTCATCCTGAGCGACGCCAGAGCTCACGTGCCAAAACTCCTTCCGCACGGCCCCGGCGATGATGCACGGGGAGGAGTTGATCGTGAACACCTCCTCGGCGTCGCGGATGATGCGCGGTAAGTGCGCCGGCGACTTGGCCCGCAGGATCATCGTCTGCGGCACGCGCCAGGTCAGCAGCTTCGCCTCCTGCGCCTCGTCTGCGAGGAACACAATCGGCCGCTTGGCGACCCGCCGGCAGGCTTCGATCAGCGCCCCGGCGTGGTACTGCTTGCCCTGCGAGTAGCCGAACGGCGCCAGAAGGCAGATCTCGCGGCTGAAGCCGTAGTCCTCAAGCGGCGGCTGCTCGTCGATGAGATCGAACTCGGGCCGCTGGTTAAGCTGCGCGAACTCAGGGAATAGCCCAAAGACGAAGTCACCCCAAGGTTTCCCGCTGGCTCGGTATTCATCGTAGCGGTGCGGCCAGATCTCAAGCTCGAGCACGCGGCCGAAGCGCATCTCGTGGCGCTGCTTGGGATCCGACGGTCGCGCGTAGCTGACGCAGCCGAAGAGCCCCCAGTATTGCGGGAAGCACTCGACGTAGACCGAATGGCCTTGGCTCGCGAGATGCCGAGCGATCGGGAGGACGCGGATTATGTCGCCGAGGCGCTGGTGGTAGACGATACAGATTCTCACGCCTTAAAGACCATCGTGAGAATGTTCGGCCAGTCACCATCATTTTTGCGGACCGCGTCCTCCGGCGAGCCGATGAAGACAGGCCGAAGCCCATTGATCGCCATCGCGTTTGCTAGCGTTTCGGGCGTGAAGTGCCATAAATGCTCACCTGGGCGCCGGTGTTTCCAGCGGTAGAACCATTCCGCGCCGAGCGCCGGGTGATACCACGGCACCGAGACAATCGCGCCATCGGCCTCGAACCGCGGCAGCTGGTCAAAGTGCTCAAGCGAGTCGAAGAAGGTCAGCACCGGCCAGCGCGTCAGCTGCCACTCGGGATCCACGCGCACGAACGACGGCGCGGGATATGGGGAAACATCGTAGCCCCAGCAATGGACCGAAGGACTCCGGTCCTTAACAGCCCGCAGGAATGCGCCCGTGCCGTAGCCGATGTCGCAGACGATGAACGCCTCTGGAAAGAAGCGACGGAACAGCGCAGCGCGGATCTCCGAGAGTTCGCGCTCGGGATACTTCTCGTAGCGCGCGACGTAGGCGTGGTCATACTGCGCGCGGATTGTGCGATCGCGCGACATCAGCGCATCAGTCGAGTTGTGAATGCGATACTCGTAGGTAAATTGACTGCTCACGGCGTGGTCCATTTGGAGTCGGCGTCTGGGTTGCGCTGCTTGAAGAGTTCAAGGCCGGCGTCGTAGCGCTCCCGCGTGTTATTGTGCTGGTAGGTCGCATCCCATTGCCCCTTCTTGAACGCTGGGTGCTGATGCTCGAAGCGGTAGAGGTGGCGCGCATCGATCACAATTCCGTCGCGCCAGGCTCGGTGCGAAAACTCGTTGTCAGAGAACACAGACTCATAGCCCTCGTGGAATAGCTCGCCGCCCTGCTGCTCTAAGCGCGCGCGGGAAAGGATCGCCATACAAAGTAGCGGGCCGGTGCGGTGGCCGTCGTGAACAGCGATCACGATCGGCTCCTTCTGCAAATCGCGATCCTCGACCTGCGAGAGCAGCTTGGCGTCCCAGCCGATCGGCGGCACCCAGTCGTCGGACAATTGCACGATCAGATCGCCGCGCGCCTTCTTGGCTGCTAGGTTCCAGGCTGCGACGCAGGACCGCTTCTCCGAGACGACGCTGAGGAACTGCTTGCCCATCGTGACCGACTCCTTGTCGTCCGAGTCCACGGCGAACACGTGCTCGATGCGCGTCGGATCCTGCGCCAAGCCCAGCCAAGCCTCGCGGCAGGCGACGGCCTTCGACGTGCGGCCGCGGGTCGCGTGGACAAGCGAGATTCGCGGATGCTTGCCGAGATGGAACTGCTGCTGGAGCACGTCAGCCCGAGCGTCTAGCCCAGCCAGCCGGAAGGCGCGCGCGGCCAGATCGTAGCCGGCCCAGCCGTAATACTTGGCCTCCGAAGTCCACGGCTTGTCGGCGCCGATTGGCTCGCGATGGCGCAGCATCTCCTCAGCCCACCAACGCGCACGCGCGCCGTCGTTCTTCTCGAAGAGTAGGAGAATGATCGCAGCGTAAGCCTCGCGGCACCACGGGAACACGGCGTGCGCTTGCAGCGCGTAGCTCATCGCCTCTCGCGAATCTCCGCAAAGCTTGGCAAGGTTCAGCAGCGCCTCGTAGCGGAAGGATTGCTCGAGGTTCGGAAAGCTTAGAGCGATCTTGCCGAACTGCTCCGCGGCCTGCCGATTGCCGGCGCAGAGGTGCTCCTGGTGGATGTAGAAATACTGCGTCGGAGTCTCCTTCACCGACTGCCCGAGGATGCGGAGATTCCGCCGACGGTTCTCCTTCTTGACCGACTTCGGCGCGTGAACCCAGACCGGCCGCGGCCAGTCCTCGTGCTTGTCGCCAGGGAGCAGGAGAAGGTTCTCGTGCACGTCGTGATGCCAGACGCGACCAGCCTCGAAGGCAGAGCGGCGGATCGCGCGCTCGCGGTGCAGCTTCTTGTTCGTCCCGCGGACGTCGTAAGGACAGCGCACCATCAGCACCTCGGGCCCGACCGTGCGGAGGAGATCGCGGAAGTCGTGCGCCTCGTCGAGCAGATCGTCGCAGTCTGACCAGACGATCCAGTCGCCAGTTGCCTTGGCGAAGGCCGCGTTGCGGGCGCGAGCGAAAGAGTCGACGTGGTCCCACTTCTCCGCGCCGTAGCCGTTCCGGTACTCAGCCCCGCGGAAGTCCTTGCCATTCTCGCGGCACCAGGCGGCTGCCATCTCAAGGGTCGCGTCGGCCTCCTTCGCTCCGATAGCCCGCACGATGCAGAGCTCGTCGAACACAGGCGCGAAGCTCGAAAGCATCGCGATGATGTGCTCGGCCTCGTTCCCGCAGATGACGCAAAGTGAGACGCGCATTGCGCTGTCGGCCGCGTCAAAAAGAAACCCGCGCCCCAGTTAAGGAGCGCGGGTCGAGCCTAGGATGCTATCCTAAGCGGTGCCGGATCAACTGAATTGCGTGGCGATCAACTCGCCAGCGTTGGTGTTGACCACCTTCTCCGCCACGTAGTGCGAAGCGCGGACGATGTTCGACTTGATCGACTCGTCGCGATAGGTGAACACGCCGACCGCGGGACCGTACTCGGACCAGTTGAGCGTGAAGCCCGCCCCGCCGCCGAAGTAGCCGGCGCCGGACTCGGTGACGGAACCAACCCAGATGTAGGTGTTGGCCCACACGTTCGAGCTGGAGAACGCCACGCCCTCGGCCGCGGAGTCATAGGCCGCGCGACCGATCAGCACCTCGCTCACGCCGAAGACCTCGGCCGCCGCCTGGGTGGAGGCGTTGAGGATCGTGTCGCTCGAGATGCCAGCGCCGCGGAGGCGGTTCTGGAACTTCGTGCTGGCGCGAATGCGGGTCCAGACGGGATACGGGATGACAACGCGGAGGTTGCTCACGGACTCGCCCTTCGAGATCAGGCGGTCGATCGCCAGCTGCACGTCCTCGCCCACGTCGAACGTCGCGATGTTCGCGGTCGTGTAGGCGGTGCCGGAGTTGGTGCTGGTGAAGTTGCCCGTGCTGAAGATCTGCGACGCCACGCGGAGTTCGTGGGCGAGCAGGAGCTTGCGACGGGACAGCTTGGCAGCGACGACCTCGGCATCGAAGAAACGCGAGACGTCCGCGGTCACGGTGTCATCGACGGCCTCTTCGTAACCGTACTCAAGAGCCGTGTAGGTCTCCTGGTTGAAGGCGCGGGCGCCACGGGGGAACGTGGAGTAGGGATCACGCACCTTCACGTCGCTCTTCAGCAGCTGGCCCTCCTTGAGCTTAAAGCTCGGGTACTGACCAGCGCGGACGGGGACGTTGAGGATCGGCATCACGCGCGTGCCGATCAGACCGGTCTCCCAGTCTTTGGCTTGCTCGAGGACGCCGGCGATGTCGCCACGGAAAACGGCGGCAGAATTGGTGTACATTGTAGGAAGATCCTTTCTTTAAGGGTTACAGGTTCTTCGGGATGAACTCGATCACCGCGGAGCCGTTGCCGCTGGCCTGAGTCGAAAGACTCTTGCCCACGGTCACGGTGCCGGTGGTGGAGACGAGGCCCGAAGCGGCGAGGTAGAGGTTATCGCCAACGGTCACGGGAGTGCCGGTGACGACGGCCTTCATCGTGCCGGCGGAATGGAGGAAGCGGACGGTGATGTAATCACCAGAAGCCGCATCGATCTGCGCGATGCCGTCGCACGCGGTCGACGTCGAGAGGCCGACGCCGCGGTTGTTGGAAATCACGACGCCCTGGAAGGCGGTGATGGTGGTGTTGGCAAGGAACGTGCCGTTGCCGAGGTATTGGGTAGCCATTGTAGGTTACTGGTTAGAGTTTGACGACCTCGCCAGCAGCGACGCGGGAGCGGTACTGCTGGTATTCGGCCGCGTGATTCTTGATGGCGAACGCGATCGCGTCGCCCTTGTTGCCCTTGAGCTCGGAGGTCTTCGCGGCCACGATGGCCTCGAAGCTCTTCGCCTCGCTCTTGGCGGCGGGAGCCGCAACCTCAGCGGAGGCCGCGGGAGCCGCGGGCGCGCCGATGGTCTTGGCGAACTCCTTGAGCGCAGCCTCGGCGGCCTGCTTGGCGGCCAGCTGCACCTCGTCGGTCTTGGCCGACATTGCAGCCGGCTTATCTTCGGGCTTGGGCATCCCGGCCTCCAGCTTGGAGAGCCGCTCGCCCATCGCCATCATCGCGGATTCAATCATCCCCGCGATCTCCTTTTTCACGTCATCATTCATCGGAATTTTGATTTCGATTTCGGTTTTCGCCTCCTCGGGCGTGTTGCCCGATTCAGTCTGAAAGGATTTCATCCGGCGCTCGAAGAGCCCCTCGGCGTTGGCAGCCGGCTCGCTCACGAGGTCCACCGAATAAATCTCGGTGCAGCGCTGGAGCATCGTCTTTTTGTCGCCCGACATCTCGACGGGACCGGAGAACGCGATCGACAGCCCGAAGGTGTCGGGGATCTTCTCCGCGATCTCTAGCACGTACCCGCGATGCGGAGAGTTCTTGAGCAGGTTGAGATCGCCTAGGAGCTTCTTGCCCTCGATCCGCAGCGCGTCGACGTAGCCGATGATGTCGCCGGCGCCCGAGTTGTGGTCGAGCTTCACCTTTAGCCCGCCCTCGTATTGCTCCGCGGCGGCCTTGACCTGCTGGAGCGTGCGCGCATCTACCATCACGCCGTGGCCCAGCGCGGGCCCCTCGGAGATCAGCGAGACGCCGCGGATCACGCCCGCTTCGGCGTCGATCTTACCCGCAGCAACAGCGAAGGTGATGGTGGGCGCGGCCATTGTAAAAGCCGCCGCCGTCAAATCATCCTTTAGATTTAACGTCTAAAGTAGCGCGGCGCTTGTATGCAGTAACGCGGACCACCTTCTTCGTAATCTCATCCCAGACCGGGAATTGCGCGACTTCGACGGTCTTCGCGCGGATCGCTGGCCCGAGCAGCACGCGAACGTTGTCGACGCTGCACTCTAGCTGCTCGGCCACTTTGTCGCGCGAGTCCCAGCCAGCAGGCAGCACGTAGGTTTTGCGGTTCTGCGCTTCGACGAGGGATTTCCAGTTCATAGCTTCAAGAGCGCCGCGAAGTGCGACTCACCCTCGATGATTGGGATATTTAGATGCAGGAACGCGCCGCTCGTCGCGACTAGTTGGACAGCGTAGCCGTGCGACCAGTCGGTCGGCGCCGTGTGCTGCCAGAGCGGTTGCAGCTGGCAGAGGCAGCCAGGGTTCCACGCGCCGATGATGCCGGAGGAGATGCGACGAACGATGTTGGATTGCGCGCGGTGCGTGTGTCCAAAGACGCAGTTGCCGGCGATCTTGTCGACCGTCGCGCCGACCGCGTTCTTCGCCGTGCTAACGCCGTGAAAGAAGAAGCACTTCCCGCGCTTTATCACGCCGGGAACCGGGAGGCCGTCGTAGAACTCGCCCTGGCGGTAGTACGCAATCTCGCGCTCCTTGAGCTTCAGTCGGAACTCGGGGGCCAGCAGCCGGCGCAGGCCCTCTGCGTCCTTCTTGTGACGCAGCACCTGCGTCACGCACCACGTCTCGACGCGCCGCTCGTGGTTGCCCTCGAGGTACTCGATCTTCGCGCGAGGCGCCGCGGCTCGCAGCTGGTCGAGGAAAAGCGCGGAGGCAGCCAGATCCTCTTCGTAAGTGTAATCCGTCTCGGCGACGTAGCCCATAACGTGATGCTGCGCCAAGAAGCCGCCGCAGTCGACGTGATCGCCAAGCAGGATGATCTCCTGCGGATCCAGCGCGCGGATGTCGGCCAGCATCGCTGCGACGGCCTTCGGATCGACGAGCGAGCCGTGCGTGTCGGGGATGACGACGCGAACGATGTCGGATCCGGTGCGCTTACGCGGCGCGACGGCCGGCGCCGGCTTGGCCTTGCGCGCCTTGGTCGCGTTCTCGAGCGCGGCCCGCGCAACCTCGAGCTCTTTCTTGAGGCCGGCGATCTCGGCCTCGTAGATCTTGCGGGATTCGTCCCGCTGAACTGCGGACCAGTCAGTCACGCTTGTCCTCCTTCTGGGCCGCGATGTAATCGCGGCGCCAGCGCCAGAGAAGGTAGCCGAGCGAGGCAACGCCGGTGACGAAGCCGAGGTAAGCGTTGACCTGCGACATCGTGATAGTCGCGACTGGTGGGGTAATGGCCGCGATGGCGTCGGCTGGCTTTATCATTTGAGCTTGGCGCGGTAGGCGGCGCGATCGCCGAACCACCATCCGACGCAGTTGAACGCGGCGAAGGTAACCTGTTCGGTCATCGACGCGCGGGAAGGCTCGGCTGCGTAGAACCAAATGATGGTCGCAATCAGCACGAGCGAGATGGTCAGGAACGGACGGAACAGCGTCACCACGTCCGCGACCCAAGCGTGGACGTTGGGCGGCACCACGCTCGCCTGCTGGCTCGCCTCAAACGCTTTCCACGCGGCCTCGTCCTGGCGGATCGACGCGAGAACCTTCGCCTCTTCCAATTTCCTCCCGTGCTCTCGGCCGGCGCGGAACTCCTCGAAGAAGCCGTTGCCGATGCGGAGAATGACGCCTAGTGCGCCACCACCGAGAGCACTTGAGAGGAAATCGAGCATTTACGCGGAAGGCTTCACTTTAATCGCGTCCGCCAAAACTTGCACCGACTGGCGCAGGAGATCGTGCTCCTGCGCGGTGCCTCGGTAAGCGGCGGCGACGTGCGCGAGATTCTGGAGGGCTTGCTCGGGCGAGATGGCGTTTGCGTCCATAGCGTCAGAGCGGCCCGTCAAATCAGAGCGGCGTCAGGCCGGCGTTCTGCGCGAGCACCTCGTAGAAGCCGACGTCGTCGGTCCAAGCGGCGGTCTGCGCCTCGGTGGCATTGACGAGCTGGGCGGCAACCTCCGCACCAGCAGCGTCAAGGAGCTGGCAGTCGGCGACGGCGGGGCCGTTCTGGTAATTGACGTAGCGCACGGCAAACTTCGTGGCAGTCTTAGTGCCCGTCTGGGTCCAGACGCTCACGGGAGAAATCGCAATTACGGTGTTCATCGGGAAGGCTTAGTTGTTCGTGGTCTTGGCGTGGATGTAGTAGATCGTGCCGCCGATATCGACTTCGATGGTCCGATTGGGCGAGGTCGGGGAAACGGTGGCGACCGTGCCGAGCTTCCACGCGGCGGCAGTTCCGCCCGTCGGTGCGCTGGTGGTAACGCTTCCAGCCAGCGTTGTATTTGCAGAGCTGAAAGTCGCGGCAAGCGTATCGCTTCCAGTTGTTCCGGTGTAAAGCTTGAGCGATGTCTGGCCTTGAATTGTCAACTCACCCTCAGCGTAAATACGCGCGCCGAGCGCAATCTTTGATCCAACAGTCGTAAAGCCGTTAGGGAACTTCTCAATCGACAATGTGTTATCCGCCGTGCCCACCGAAATCCGCGCACTCGCCGCCGTGCCGTCGGTCCGATTCTGAACGAATAGACCACCCGCGCTGGCGGAGTCCTTGCGGAAGTCAGCGCCTAGAGAAGTCAATGCGCCGCCAACATTGATCGTCGTTCCAATGTAAGCCGCGCCCCCCACCCCCAGCCCGCCACTCGTCCCGTTGCCCACCACCAGAGCGCCGGACGAGGTGGTGGTGGAGGCGGTGGTCGTGCCGATGGTCACGTTCCCGGTGCTTGTCGGGATCGTGAAAACATTCGTTACGGTTCCGGCGTGAACTCGATTGATGCGGATTTCGGGAGTTCCTCCTGACGTCAAGCCGTAACCATATTCCGCGCCATAAGTATTCGTGCTTCCGCTGTTAGAAGAAACGCGAAGGTAGTTTTGCGTGCTGACTGCGTGAGAAACTTGAACCTCTAATTTTTGAGCGGAAGTATGAAGAGGATTAACGACAAGATTTCCAGCAACATTGGCATTGCTGCCGCTCACCGTAACCGCGCCACTCCAAGAGGCATTCGTCCCGTCCGTCGTCAGCAGGCGGCCGCTATTGCTCGTCTGACTCGGCAAACCTGCGACCGGCTGCGCGCCCCAGCTGACGGTGCCGCTGCCGTCGGTGAGCAGCATGTATTGCGTGGAGCCCGCCTGATCGGGAAGCAGCGCGTTAAGCGCCGCGGCCCGCGTCGTCTGGCCCGTGCCGCCTTGGTTGATCTGCGCCACGCCAGCGAGCGAGCCGAAGTCGCCCACGCCTCCCGCGCCGCCACCGCCCCGGCTGGCGAGCGTCTGCCATTGATTGGTGTTCTTGCTCGGCTTCTCGGTCACGCCATCGACGGCGGCGATGTAGCTCGAGCCCAGCCACGAGACAACGTCCAAGCGGTTATACGTCTCGCCATCGATGAACGTGCCGCGAGGATTCAGCGAGGCGCCCGCCGCGCCGGCCGGCCCAGGGATCAGTTGAAGCTTCTTCGCCTCCTCCTTCGCCGCGAACTCGACCCGCTCCAGCTGCTGGCCGAACTGCGTCACAAGCGAGCCCAGCTGCGATTGCAGCGCCACGATCTCGGAGCGCAGCGCCTCAGCGTCCGCGCCCGCCTTGGCCGCGTTCGTCTCGTCGGCCTTCTTGAGCTCGAGCGCAATGACGCCCACTTGCTCGTCGACCGCCTTCCGCATCTCCTCCACGCGAGCGGAGAGCGCGCCCAGGTTGTTATCGAGGACGTGAAATTGAAGCGCCTTGATGCCGGAAAGCGCCGCGGAGAGCGCGTTCGTCGCAGCCTCGAGCGGCTTCGCGTGCGTCGAGAACTCGCCCTCCAGCTTCTCGGTGCGCGTCTTCACCTCGCCGAGCGTCTCGGCAAGCAAAATCAGTTCGTCGGAGTAAATGCTTTCCAGTTGGCTGCTCATTGGGAGAGTTTCTTTTCTATGGCGGAGATGCGAGCCTCTAGTGCTGCGGCGTCAAGAGAGCGTAAACCGTCAAGGCTCGCGGCAAGCGCCTTGTCGGCGGCGTTGAGCGAGATGGATTGCGTCGCGAACTGCTGCTCCATCCGGTCGAGCCGCGCGATCAGGTCGCCGGCCATTTGCGCGAGCGCGAGGAGTTGGTCGGTGGTGGTCACGTGAGATAAGGATCAGGCGCGAGGATTACCGCGGGATCGAGGCCTAGCTGCGCGCAGATCGCGAGCGCCGTGGGATTCGTGTTCCAGAACCACGCGTAGTTCGTCCAGAGGAATTGCTGCTCCGCCGGAAGGCCGGAGATAACAGCCATAAGATCGGGGATCTTGCCGGCGTCGAGAACGCGGCTCGTGATCGTATCTTTGCTCACGCGGTACGGCTGCGGTGGCGGCAGCGGCTTGACCACCCAGCCGCAGTTCTCCCAGACGGGAGCCTGCTGCGTAGCGGGATCGTAGGCGGGCGGCACCGTCTCCGTCCACCCCTTGCGCTCAAGGTTGGCGATGGTCTGCGGGTCGGTTTCCGTGCGGAGCTGGCAGTCGAGGACGAGATAGGTGGGCATAAATTAGGAGCAGGCGATTTTGAACGATAGCCCATTAGACCGCTCAAGTCTGGCGCGCATTGGTTCGCCGATGTTCGACGTATAAAAAATCACGGCAGCAATGTCTCCGTTCCAATATTCCGCAGAGTTCAGAGCTGCTCCAATACCGGCTGCTCTAGTGAATGATCCGATTGAAGCAGTAACCTCGGTTCGCGTACTAATCCGGGCTCCGTTGGAATACACGCGAGCCAAGGAACTCCACAATACACTCGAAATAATTCGGAAATCTGAACCACTTGCTGCCGCTCCAGCAGTTCTTGGTGCGGTCGTATTGTATCCGTTTCCGAATGATACAATGTCACCAGTAAGCCAATAAGCAAAAGTACCGCCCGTTTGAACAGCAAACGTGCTTCCGGTAGTATTTAGGTCCGGCACTCCATAACCGTGAACAAATGAATGCCGGTACGCGCCGGGAGACGACCAATTCGATGCACTTGCTACGATGATTGCCGTAGCTTGCGTAGCACTAGCGAACGTGCTTGTCGTCAAAATATCATTTGATCCATCAAATCGAACAATTGGGTTTCCGCCTTGGATTGCTGTTTTGTACGTTGGACGATTCGCTGCCGTCGATTGGCTGGCGTTACGAGCGTTAGATGATAAATCGGTCCACGTATCCACGGCATTGCCGTCACTAAATCCGCTGAGAAAACGAGAATCAAACGCGCACGCCGTGTCACGCAGGCTCTTATTGAGATGTCGCTGCCGCGCTCTCATCAGGTCGATGTGTAGCTGATCTCAACGCCCAACAGCCTGGCATCGTGTCCGTAGGTGTCTCCTCCGTTCGCCGCGTCGCGATACACCTGGAGCAGCAGCGGCTTGTTGGCCGCCGGAGTTCCTCCCATCGTCGCAAACGTCGTCGCAGAGGAGATCATCATATCATTGATCGTAATCACGGTATCGGCGACCGTTACCGCTGTTCCCATCGCGACTCCGAGCTCGTCGTCGTTTGCCACGGCCACACCCTGGAATCCCCAGACTACGTCGTCGCTTGCGTCAAGCGCGCCGCTTCCGGTCCAGTAGAAGCGCGCGGTCAGCGTTCCGTTGTTGTAGTTGCTCGGCATCACAACGAGCGCTTGAGCAAACTCCGCAGTTCCAGCGTCGAACAGAAGCTCGTCGTAATTGTTCGTCGTAAGTTGCCGCGAATCAATGCCTGCGCCGGTCGTCGTGCGCGGAATCCATTGCGAGGCCGCGAGCCAGAGGTTAGTCGAGCCACCACCGCTTGCGCTGACCGTAGCCCACGTAGGAGCTGCGCCTGCCCCCTGCGTCTTCAGATAGTTGCCCGAAGTTCCGGCAGGCAGGCGCGCCCACGAGGTGGAGTCTCGGTAGAGGATGTCTCCGTAGGTCGCGCTGGCGATGTCCAGCTGATCGAGCGTCGGCCGAGCGTGGACGTGGTCGACGCGAGCCGCGGTGATCGAGACGCCAGCCGTGGCCGAGGTGCCAAGCGCCGCAGGAGCCGTCGAGTCGAAGAGCTGCCGATTTCGCCAGACGGTGGTCGAGGAATCGTAAGAGAGAAAATCCCGGTTCGCGACCGTGGTCACGAGGACGTCGTGCAGCTCCTCCAGCTCAAAGCCGTTGAGGATGTCGACGTAGATGATGCCATCCGCCACGCCGGCCTTCTTGATGCAGTAGCCGATACGCACCGAGTGATTCGGCTGCGTTGGCCGCACGTTGACGAGTGCGCCTGGAGTCGTGGCCGAGAGCCAGAGCGTGTCGCCCTCGTTGAAGGCGTTCGTATCGATGCCGCGGACAAGACCGCTGACGATGATGAAGCCGCTCGTGTTCGTGCTGATCGACTGCGAGACGAGCCCGATCGTCGTCGCCGAGTTGAGGTCGTCGGTGCCGAGCGCGAGCGCTACCTTGAGCCGCGTGCCGGATGAACCATCCTGCCGCACTACTTGGCCCTTGTTGAGCGTCGAGCCGGTCTGGTTGTAGATCTGGATGTGCTGGTCGACGCCAAGGAGCGCGTTGACGCTCGAATTGAGCCCGACCTCGATGGCGCCCTCGGTCGCGTTCCAGACGGCCTTGGCCGTCGTGACGCTCGCGGTGCTCGACGTGTTCAGCGCGAAGTAGTCGACCTGCGTGACCGCGTTCGTCGCGCCGAAGACCGAGTCGACCGGGAAGTCGATTGGATCGCTGCCGCCGGTCTGGTGGGTTGAGGCGTGAGCGGTAGGCGTCCGCGAATCCGAGAGCCGCGCGTCGTTCGCCTGCACGGCCTTCAGCGCAGCGCTCTCGCCGGAGGTCGCGAACGTGACGACGCCGGAGGCGGTCGTGGTCGCGGGCTGCTTGATGTTCGCGAAAGCAGCCGTGATCGACGCGACGTCGGTCAGGTTGTTCGCGCCCAGCATATCGCCGCCGCCAGGGATCGTTTCCCAGAGCGTCGTCGTGCCGTCGGTCTTGAGGAACTTGCCCGCGTTGCCCGCCTGCGAAGGCAGCGAGTCGCCGCCGCCACCGCCGCCACCGCCTGCACCACGCGCTGCGATCACAGCCCACTTCGCGCCAGCGGTGGCGATGTTCTTCCGCCCCGGCGTGTCGTTCGTGTCCTCGAGCGCGAGATAGGTCGAGCCGTACCACGAGAAGAGATCGCCGCGCTGCGCGACCATCCCTTCCTTCCATTGCCCGCGGTAGGAGTCGATCAGCGTCGGCGCCGCGGCCAGTTCCTGCTTGGGCAGCGCCGCGTTCACCGCGTGCTGGATCTCGATCACCAGTCCGCGCTCGAGCTTCGTGATCCGCTCCTTCGCGGCCTCCGTCAGCGTGCCCAGGATGCGCGACTCGATCTGCTCCGCGGTCAGCCCGATTTGCTTCTCGGCCTCGGAGAACTGCGCTTGAGCAAGAGCGACGATCTCAGCGCGGACGGCTTCGAGCTTCGTCTGCGACTCGGCGAGCGCGGCACGGCAGCGGCCTTCGAGGTCTTCGTTGTATTTTGCATAGGCGTCCGAGACGAGCCCAGGCACGGCCTCCGTCAGCTTGGACTCCAGTTCCTTTCGGATCTCCGGCACCGTCTTGCCGATGCGCTCGAGCAGTTCGTCGAGCGTCTTGTCGTGCTCGACCAGCAGCTGCGCGAACTCCTCGGCCCGCTGGCCCAGCTGCTCGTTGCTCGTGATGATGGCGTCGAGAACGGTATGCATTGTCAATGGGTGCGGAGGCTTTTGATCTTGGCGCGGCGATCAGTCACACTCGCGAAGAGCGCGGTCAGCTTGTTCTCGGCGTCGGCCTTCTCGGCGAGCATCTTGCGGGCGTCGGAGAGCGTGACGACCGGAGCGGGAGGCGGCGGCGCCACGACCGGCTTCGGCTGAAATCCGAACGGCTTGAGCGCCTGCTCGATCTGCGCCTCCGTCTTCGCGTTCTGGCCCAGCTTCTCGCGCACGGCAGCGAGCTTCGTCGCCTTGTCCGCCAGCCGCTCCAACGGCCGCTTCGCGCGATTGCGCCCAGCTTCTAGCGCATCGGCGACGCTAGTCGGCCGGCTCAGTTGCTCGCGTTTGAGCGCTTCGGATTTCGCCCGCGCCCAGCTGGCGCCAGCGTCACCGCCCCAGAGCGCCCACGCGATGCGGCCGGCGGAGGGATAGCCATCTTCGCCGGGCGAAAAGCCCGTGCCCTGCTTGTCGACCTCGTGCCGCGCGAAATACGAGACCATACGCCGCACCGTGTCGGGCGATAGGCTGGCCTTGTTGGAGATGTCGCGCGCGCGAGCGACGCCTACCGCAGTCCCGCCGCGGTTGAACTTCTCGCGCCATTCGAGGCCGCGCTTGGCCTCGGCCGCCATCGCATCGGTGGGCGTCAGGTCGACGGTCGCAAAGCGCGCAAGCTCGGCCGGAGTAGCCGGCTGGTCTGGCGTTTCGTCCTCTGGCGCGGCGCTGGATTCCGCCTGCGCCTCCGCGGCAGCACTTGCCACGTTGTCGCCGGTAGCGGCGGCAGCGGCCGGCGTGCTGGGCAGCGAATTGGTCACGAGGCGAATCGCCGTCTCTGGAATCTCGTAACGCTCAGAGAGCTCCTTGACGTAGCTCGCCTCGGCCGCGATCTGCTCGAGTCGCGTAAAGGCGTCGGTGCCCTGCTCGGCCGCGATCTCTTGCAAAGACTTCGCGCCCTGCCGATTCTCGTTCAGATTGGCCGCGGACTCGCGACCGACGTCGATCGTCAGCTTGGGCGGAAAGCGCCACTCGCCGCGGGTCGCGCGCTTGAGCGCCTGCACCGGAGTCTCGCCAGCGCGAGCCGGAGGCGCCGGGATCTCGCCGCGGGCGATGGCATCGAGAATCACCGCGTTCTTGATCGGGTCGAGCACCTTGTCGACGAGCACGCCTTGATGCCGGGCGAAGACGCGATCGGCCGCGGCAAACTCCGCGCGCACGCTCGGACCCGCGTAATCCTGCGTTCCGAACA